CTCAGCGCGAACTGCCAAATTCCGCCAATAAGAGTTTGGTAGCAACTCAGTCTAAGGGTCCCACAAAATCCGATGATAGACCCACTTTCGAAGCAGAGTTTGTTTCAACTAAGAAGCCAAAGTTGAAAACGGCAGAAAAACATGTTTTGCGGCGCTGCAAGAAAGTGGAGATTGAGGAAGATTGTTTCTATTGGCTGCTCGATGAGTTTGCATTTGTTCCTAGAACAAACGTGACACTCAGGGATATGAAGGTAAAACTCACCAAGTATCTCAATAAGTTTGACATGCGTTCGTACACAACGAAACAACGCTATCAAATGACGATTGATGTGGTTGGTTTGGCTATGCTAGTCCCAAAAGAAGAGCAAGCTGTTAGACAGTCTCTTAAGGACGCTAAGGTTTTGGAAGATATGCACAAACAAAACCTTCTTATCGAGGAAGGAACGGTAGGAGCGACAAGAACACTTTCATCTGGGTTCTTGCGCAAAGAATACCGCCTCGATAAAGGCTGAAAAGCCCACATCGTGCCTGCTGTCTGTGTCAAAGGAAGGCAAACTGAACATCCAGTTTTACCAGGCAGTAAGGTTAGCATCCGCGATGATGGGTGTGCAAGTAAGAGACAAACAACTAAGCTATTTGATTATTCTCCACCTTTAATCAATAGTATTGTTTGGACTCACAAGTGCTGTGTATGTAATGAGGTCGTAGCTCTGCGCCAAAGACACCAAGTGGACGATGGTTCACGATACACAAGTACTATTGATATGAAAGAAATGCTAGCAGAGCGAGTTGTCCGTTTGTACACAGTGAGTGAGGACGTCATTATTAATATGGCGTCAGGTGGCAAACGGCGGCTGTTGGAGGAAGCCAAGGCATCACTGGAGCTCTATCCATTAGAGTCAAAGGATGGTAAGGTCCGTATGTTTCTCAAAGATGACAAGTCGCATGAGTTAAACTATACGTGTCCACGGTGCATTCAATATCGTCCAAAGCGGTATTGCCTGCCCTTGGCTACTTATCTCCACCCGTTGGAACACTACATCTATTCATGGTTGGATAGCAGTGACACCCCAATTTTTGCAAAGTCGAGAAACATGCAGCAACGTGGCTCAGACATTCTAGCAAAATTTTCAATGTTTAACAATCCTGTGGCCATTTCTTTGGACCATAGTAAGTTTGATGCACATGTCAACAAGGAATTGTTGTTGTTAGAACACTGGTTCTACAATCGATGTTATCCTGGTG